TGATAAGACTCGTGAAGAGTTCGAACGTCTAGTATCTAATCAGAACGTTAGTGATATACTTACTCAGGAAGAACTTGAGTCAGGTGTTGAACGTAGTATCCAAACTATCTACGCTCAGTCACGTGCTACACTGCACCCTCAGTCTTCTTGGGAAGCATTAGAGAAGAACGGTGACTTCCTTAAAGCTCGTGCTATCTTCGGTAAGGATGGTACGTCAGGGTTCGATACACTTAAGGATGCTGAGGTAGCTAAGCGTAACTTATTCGTAGAAGGGAAGATATCTGCCCGTGTTGCTGGAGAGAACAGTGCATTAAGGTCTCTAGATGAGGTTAATGATATACCAGAAGACAACCTTGAGTACTTCATTGATGTTGAAGTAGAGCATCAGGTTACTTCTAAGGACGTTAACCCTCTAGAAGGTAAGGTAGATAGTTACTTACCTGCTCATTCTTACTTAATACCTTTCAGCTCACGGGTAGAGAAGTCAGTAGTTGACTCAGCTATGGCTTATACGGATAAAGCTTCACGTATCGCTGTTACTATGCAGGACTTTACTAAGCCTATTGGGAAGTTACGTGGTAAGATGGAGCGCGAACAGTGGACTAGGCTTCTTACTCATGGGGATGAGCACGGTATTACCTTTAATAAGGTAGCTGCTAAGGAATACTTAGGTAAGATGTCCGATAGAGTATGGGATGCGTACGTAGGTACACGTTCTTTCTATGATGGTATGGCTATTATACGTAATAAGGCTCACCGTTCAGGTCTATCAGAGCGTGGATTCCGTGGTATCAAGGATGGGATTAATACATTAGAGGATTCTAAAGGGAAGTTATTCGGTATACCTATGGCAGAACGTCCGTTCATTGTCCCTGAGGCAGCCGCTGACAGCCTTACTCAAGTTAATGGTACAAAGATATACAACAGTGTTACTGGTACAGCAGAGACGCTTACAGACGACCTATTAGATGCTGCTTATGCAGAGGGTAATATCGTAGTACGTACTCATCGCCCTCTTAATTCAGGTGGTGAGCTGTTTGACTTCAGTATAGTACGTCGTGATACAGTACAAGACTTACCTCATCAGACTATGAACATCCGTAAGGGTCACGTAGACCTTAACTACCTAGGAGAGGACTCGTTCTTCTCTAAGTACATAGCTAAGATAGGTGGTGGTGGTCACTCAGGTGGCACAGGTGCGAAGCTTATCCGTAAAGGTAACGTAATACGTAACGGAGTAAAGACCGAGTCAACTGAAGTAATCGGTATCTACCGTGATACTAAGCAAGCTGCTCAAGCTGCTGAGGATTTAGGAGAGGAAGGTCTTGAAGTTATCTCTTCTCGCGAAGCAGTATCTGAACTAGGTGTTGATTCAGTAGGTACTAGCTCTAACGTACCGTCTCATGCACGAGGAAGAGGACAACGTCTACTAGGCCCATCAGGTTACGCAGAGATATCTGACGTAGAGGACAGTATTGGACGTGCTCTTGGTGAAGCTAGACGCTATACAGGTATGGATTCAGTTAACGTACTTAAGTCTAAGTTCATGGCTACTTACGGTAAGCATCTAGGTAACGCTAAGGAAGGATTCCCTACTGACTTCAGTCGTACTCAGTGGAGAGGTAAGGATAAGCCAGAGATACAGAAGCTTATACGGGATGCTAAAGCTTATCATGGATATATTAAGAACCAAGAGGCTGCATTAACTGGTACATTACAGACTAAGTTCCTTGAAGACTTACGTTCATTCGTAGGAGCATGGAGAGTAGAAGGTAATCAGTTCCAAGAGTTCATTGGTGACGCAGGTGTATCGTTACTTGATAAGGATTTCGTTAAGGTAGGCACTAAGCTTACAGCTGCTGTGTTCATCGCTGCTCGTCCGTTGTACCAGACCCTAGCTAATGCTGCACAGTCAGCTTTCTTGTTCGCACATAACCCTGTACGAGCAGCTAGTACGTTCGCTAAGGCCCCTGCTGTATTAACAGGTCTTATGATGAGAGGTAACAGGGAGTCAGCCTTGATGAACAAGGTTCTTGGTAAGACGATGGGATTATCAGGGGAGGAGTTCAGTAAATACTTACAGGATATGCTTGATTCAGGTATGTTCAGTACGTCTTTAGTGGATGATATGTTCGGTCTGTTCGAATCAAGTATGAAAGTACAAGCTGGTAAGAACAGCATGATGAGCAGTAACTTCTGGAAGAGCATGTTACCGGGAGGTGGTCTAGGCGGTCGTGCTATGTCAGCTATGATGTTCCCTCAGAAGGTAAGTACGGACGTAAGTAATCTATTAGCTTACATTCATGCTACTACAGGGTTCCAGAAAGCTAACAAAGGACGTAAGCTTGACTCAGCACTAGCTAAGCGTACCATCCTAGGGGATGCTAGACGTTTAACGTTCACTCAGAACCGAGCTGACCAGTTCACGTACCAACAGAACCTATGGAGTGTACAGCTACAGTTCATGCAGCACGTACATAAGATGTTCTTACAGTTAGTAGTTGACCCTACGGTAAGCGTAGCATCTTTAGGTAAGCTTAGTGCAGCACGTAAAGGAACTAACCCTTGGGGTGGCTCGTTCGCTCAATCAGCTATGACTCTCGGTACTGTTACTGCTATGTTCGGTCTTGAGTCTAAGTTAGGTACTGGTATAAGCACTGACTTAGTTACTCAGCTGCAAGAAGCAGGTGCTACTGAGGACATGATTGATATAACTATGGATGGTATCTTCGGGAAGGTTACTGAGCAGATGTACGGAGAGGAACTGGACTTAGCCTCTCGCTTCAGTCCGATAGGTTTCGTAGGAAGTACACTAGGGTTGATGTTCACACATGATGGGGCATTGAATCTAGCAGGGCCGTCTGGTTCTTTGTGGAAGACTGCTGGTAACATGGCTAGTATAGCTAAAGCCTTTCATTCTAACGCAGAGGTATCGGAGGAAGAGGGTCAGTTACTTCTTAATGAAGCAGCTAACGTCTTTGCAGGGTTAAAGGATTATCAGAGGTACGAGACTGCACTTAACTTCGGTGAGTACCGGACTACAGCTGGTCGTAAGATAGCAGATATCAGTACAGAGTCCGCTATACCTTTACTGTTCAGTGTACCTCCTAAGGCAGCTCAACGTTACTACGATACCCTTGATGATATCATGAGTACTAAAGAGAACGTTGATGCAGTAACTAAGAGTATTAGCTCTTATATGCTTAATGAGATGAACAATGAACCGTTCGATGCTGTTACCTCAGAGAAAGCTGCTGGTTATATGATAAAAGCCTTCAAGCTAGCTGACCTAGCGTTCAGTACTAATGCTAACGCAGCTCGTCAGGCTAAGGATACACTAGCTAAAGAGTTCATTAGACCAGAAGGGGAGTTCATGCAGAAGTACGCTACTAAGTTAGCAGGTCGTCTGTCTCCTGCTGATGCTACAGCACGTTTAACACAACTTAAGCAGAACAATCCTGAACATACTCAGGTTATTGATGCACTACTTCAAGTAATTAATCAACCATTAGAGGAAGAATAATGGCATTCACTACACCAATACAGACTACAGCACAGGGGGCCAGCAGTACACCTGCTGCGCCTTCAGCTAGTACGTCTAACATGCAAGCTCTTGGTTCATTAGCTAGTAGCTTAGCTCCTGTCGTAGGCTCTCTGTTCCAACCTGAGGATAAGACTAACGAGATACAGGGGAAGGTTAATAAACTAGCTACTCAGTACCAGTCAGTTAAGTCAGAGCGTGGAGGTGCAGCTGCTGAACGTTGGTTAGCTACTCAGTACACATCTAACTTATCAGGGTTGAATTCAGCAGGGAAGACAGTCTTTCAGGACAGCTTTAAGACTACGTTCGGTGAGTCACCTATTAAGTCAGACCGTGATGCTGAGATAGAACTTCTTGAACAGAAAGCTAAGGCTGAACAGGAGAACAACATCAAGCTAAGTCAGACAGGTGCTTTAGTTGTTACGTCTATCGGTCAAGACCCTAGTCAGTTCACCGAAGAGCAGCTTATACGTTATGGTCGTAAGCAAGATGCTGAACAGATGCGTCTGTCTGCTGAGTCTCAACGTCTAGCTAACCGCTCACAGCTTAACAGTCTTACTCAGAGCGAAGCAGTACAGGCTTCTACTCTAGCAGCTCAGTCAGCTATAGGTACACTAGGGGTGGCTGTTGATGCGGGTGTTGAGCACTTAGCATTGAACATACAATCTGACCCTGCTAAGGCAGAGGCACTTAAGGCTCAGTACAACAGTAATATCTCTTATCAGATTACACGTGGACGTGCAGCATTTGATGAAGCAGTAACAGCAGCAGGTGGTAATCCAGCTGATGTACCTAATAGTTACTACGAACGTTACCTTAACCGACTTAAGAGTACACGTGACTTCATTAACTCTGAGCATATCAAGACTAGGAACGCTACTCGTGAAGCTATCCAAGAGTCAGATGCTATGCAGCTACTGCGAGAGAAAGACCCTACTGCTTATAACATGAGTATCTGGGCGCCTAACCTTATGACCTCTATGGAGTCAGCATTAAGTGTAGCTAGCTCAGGAGCACAGGCAGCTGACAGCACTAACTCTACTATTCAGGCTGTTACTGATATGTGGAGCAGTTCTCCTGCTCAGGCTAGACTGTCAGCAGGGAGTAATAGTACTACGCCTTATTTAACTGTAGGTAGCGTATTCGATTATGTATACAAGATGGATGCTTCTGTACAGGATGAGTACAATACTAAAGGTGGGGAGATAGTAGCTGCTGCCTTGATGGACAGTATCAGCCCTAACCGTAAGGTGAGGGAGAATGCTAATAACAGTACAGGTATGCATCGTGCTATTCAGACTATGAAGAATCAGAACTTCACTCCTGAAAGTATACAAGCTATACGTACTGCTGTCGAGGATAATGGTATGCCTCTTGAGGATGTGATGCAAGGAAGACTTAGTACGTTCTTGACTGAGACATTAGTCCCTAGTCTACGTCCTCCTCAGCTTAGTGATGCTAGTAAGTTACCTTACTCTGTTAGTGTTAAAGGTTCACGTCTACGTATCGAGCCAGTGACTGACCAAGAACGTTCGCCTTCTGAGTTCAGTGCAGTAGCTTCTGCTGTAGGTAACTCTGATTACAGACAGCGTCTTAAGAAGATGGAGATTGCTTTGAATGATGAGTTGATTGTTTATTCGAAGTTAACTGGTGGGGATATAGAGGATTTATTACCGGTGATTAATGCGGGGTTAGGGATACGTCAAGCCATCGAAGAGATTCAACCCATCGACGGCATGACTGGTGCTACTCAACCTGAGTAACTAATTATCTAGTATAAAATTAATAGTCTTTCTTACTTCGTCCTGAACTTCTTGTGAAGGTGCATCGACGTAAGACACCCGAGTGCTCCTCCGAATCCTAGCGGAATGACGAGGAGCCAGCTCTGGGTTGTCAGAACCAGACTTATTGTACTGAACTCGCACACCGCCATCAGAAAGCTCGTCGGTACTACCAATAATTTCTTGTCGTGCATTACGTTTAGTTGCTGGAACGCCTTGAGTGCTATCATCAGAAAGCTTACCACGAACATTACTATGTATACCAAGTACATCTCCTAATTTTAATCTATCATCAAGCTCTTCTCTATTCCATTCTTGAAAGCAGGCTAAGAACATAGTGCAACACCCTACGTGGTACACATGTCTAAGTCCTGACTCCTCATCGAAGTCATTCCCTTTCTCTATCTCAGCTAGGTGTCGCTTAAGTGCGGCTATCAGTCTTGAGTAGTCTAATCCCTTAGTCCAGTTATGAGCGGCGTACTTCTGTGCCCCGAATGTAAGGACAGATGCTACTCCCTGTACGAACTCAGGCCTTACTAAGTCCATCATAGGTTTATCGGTATCGAACTTCATTGCGCTCATAAGCAGTAAACTCTCCCAGTTAGTGTTAGTTGTCGTCCGTAGCTCTCGTAGCTAGGGAATAGAAGATAACCTAAGTACTCCATTATATATCACCCCTCTTGTATGCCATGTAATCATCGTTGTACTTCTCCCAAGTAGCCTTGCCAGTACGATTCCAGTACTCCTTGCAGTACTTAGCCATGTTCTTATAGCTAGGTGGCTTAGGACAAGGGCTAGAATCCATAGCTATGTACATCCTCGCCATGAATACGCTGTACACATCATCGTTCTCAAGGAGGTCAACGTTCCTACGTATACCACAGGACTTAGCTACCTCGTGAATGATGTCAGAGTTATCCCAGATACTATCATGAGTCTCTGGTTCTATCTGGAAGATGCCCTTCGCAGGGCCACCTCCTAGCTGTTCTCTGTATTCAGTACCTTTGGACTCATGAGCTGCTATCATAAGAAGTAACTCAGCTACGTGAGACTTATAGATACCGGGACGATTACTAGCTATAGCTATCTTATCCAGAAGTTCATGGATAAAGGACTTCAGTTCCTGATACTCGTATTTAATCTGCATTATACCCCCACTAATGAAGCCTTAACAGCCTCTTTGTTTCTAATGTTCTGTCTAGCACGTGACCAGCCCCCACAATCTAAGCACTTAAAGCGTTGGAAGGTACTGATGTTAGTACTGTACGTGCCTCGTTTATGTAAATGCTTACCTCCACAGTTAGGGCAGACTTGCTCGTCAGTATACACACCATGACTAGGAGGATTCTTAATCCAAGGACGTAGTCGCATGTACACTTGCTCTAGTGTGTCAACATCTTGGATATTGTACACCTTCATCTCATGCCAAGCTTCATCGTTCTGCTTAAGACACTGTAACCACAGCTCAAAGCCGGGGAATGTAGTATGACTTAGCTTCTCTTGTACACCTAAGTACTTAGACAGGAAAGCTAGGCTGTTACGTTCGAACCTGAACCTTGCCTTAGCTACCTTAAGGGTATCAATCGTACGGAACGGGCTGTTAGGTGGGATACCGTGGAAGATAGCCCTTGCATTAACCGTAGGTACGTCGAACTTATCAGCGTTATGTGCTATTACTACATCAGCCTCGTCGAACAGCTGTATGATTTCTTCTACTAAACCTTTGTCATTACCGTGTCGGTTCTCATTATAGAAAGTCTCGTCTGAACCTAACCACTTAGCAGCGTAGGACATAAGATACCCACGTTCTTCTACCTGATTAAGTCCTATGTTAGCTTTCCACATCTGCCATACGTAAGCTATACTTGGTGCTGTCTCGATATCAATAATTAATGTCTTCATAGTTTCATATCCTGTAGTAGTTTATCTAGTTCAGCTTTAGCTGCTGCTCTGTGCTTAGGTGACTTAAGTTTCTTAAGGCGTTTACGTTGCTGCTGAGCCAGCTGCTCCTCTTCTGACTTATGGGAGGGATGAAGTTTATTGTCTTCGTATTCTACAGACCAGTACGTAAGGAGGTTTCTAATGAAGTCCGGCGTAGTGCAATTCTGGCCTGTTCTAGAAACCCAAGAGAGTACTCGGCCTTCGACCTGATTACACTGGCGGTGCAGTACTGCTCTAACACGGCCTGTTCCGTGGTCATGGTCGAGAACCGCTTGGTCAGGACGTATAACGTTACCGCAAAGAGGGCAGATATTGTTCTGCTTACGAAGTAATGCCTTACGGTAGTCAGGGACTTCTTTAGGCTTAAGCCTTTGGGAGATAATCTGCTCATGATTCACACGCTACCTCGTATATTGAGTTATCCATTGCTTCCCGTATCATATCTATCATAGCGTCAGCTGCTGCTCTTGCTGGTGCATCCTTAGCGTTAGCTCTCTGCTTAATCCAGTACTCGTATCTAGTCTGTAACTTAGTTAGCTGCATACCGGGGTTGATGTCAGGGTTATGTAAGCACATAAGTTCGTCGTCTTCTTCGTCCCACTTATCTTGTAAGCTCATACTGCCTCCAGTTGTTCTTCAAGGACTATGTCCCCTGTCTCTAGTTCATACGCCATACGTCTATCACCTTGACTGAACGGAGACGTAAAGAATAAATCCTTAATCTTTGTTGTAGTACCGCAGTTACCTACTCCACAGCAAGTACCTAGTGGTTTCTTAATACGTACATCCTGCTTAACCCTGAACACTATCAGCCTCCTTAACGAATACGTTATTAATCATAGTACCCTTACGGTCTTTGATATCCTCGTAGGCTTTCTCTAAGCACTCCTGAACGGTATATCCGTCACGTTCCATCATACCTATTAGTACTGTCATGATATCACCGTAGTCGTCACGTCTGTCCTTGTTCTTGATAAGGTTATCGGACAGTTCCCCGCACTCTTGGATAAGCTTATGGTACTGATGGATGTTATCTGAACCTTCTATAGTATTCCTGTCGTAGTGCCACTGGGTTATGTCGGAAATCTTAGTAGCAACCGTAGGGTTAACGTACCATTTTCTATTACCTATTTTACTCATCCGGTTCTCTCCACATAATAGGTTTATTATTCTTAACGTCGTACTCTCGTACCATCCATGCTAACTGAGCCTGCTCTCTAAGCATCTCAGCGGCGTTCTCAGGGTACTTCTCTTCATACAGGGCAAGACATGCCTCGTACATCTCTCGTACGCTCTCCGTCTCATTCAGAACCTTGTACGCCTTAGCGTTACCACACCCCTTAAGTCCGGGGTACGTGTCAGTAGGGTCTCCTGTCAGGACTTGTGAGTAAAAGAACTTACTACCACCACCTGATAGCTTAGTGCTACTGACCCTCTTAACACCGTCTTTCTCTTTGTACTTAACATGCAGCTCAAGTTCTCCTATCTCGTCGTACTTCCAAGGGCCGAACTCAGGTTGATTACCAACAGGGTATCCGTACTGCCAGCCGGGTACTTGACGTAAGTCTTTGTCACGACTGATGATAATACTGTTACTACCTAGTTCAGTCTGTCGGATAGCTAGTGCATCGTCAGCCTCTATACCCTCTACAAGTGTACAGTTATGAGCCTTGACTAAATAATCTCTGATAGCTTGGTAGTGCCTAGGTTTACCTGTACTACGTCCTGACTTATAAGGTACTTGCTTAGCTATATCGTAACGGAAGTTATCCGTCCCTGTTATAAACCCCTCGTATTCCCGAAGGTTCAGGGTTTGACATATATCTTCCATGCGCTGATCGACTACCTTGATAGCCCACGACAGGGGCAGGGGGTCGTCCCCTGCATCTGCCGCAAAGCCTATATCATAAGCCCATAGGTCGAAGTCGAACAGCCCGTACCACCCTTCCTCTTGAGCCTTGATGCTCTTAGGTCTGGGTTCAGGTCTGTTAATCTTTAGCATTATAACTCCTAGTGGCCACATTCATAGTAGTGCTGGTACTGCTCTTCACACCACTCCCTTAAGAAAGCACTGTGGCTTAGCTCCATGTCTAAGAGGAAGTCTTGGTACTCTTCCTCGAAGGCTCCTTTTAGAGGAGCACCTCTTGCCCTTAGGTACACAAAGAAGGGCAGGAAGTTCATTCCAACATGACCAGACCACCCATTTTCTAAGTTATAGAATCCTTGGTAGTCACTCATTACCAGTCACCACTCACGTCAGGGGTCTCGAACTTCTCACCTGATGGGATATCAGACTCGTCTTCCTCTTCTTTAACCTCTTGCTTAACAGCGTTATGAGGTGCATCAAGGCGGTTATTAATCTTAGTCTGCATGAACTCAGGAAGAGAAGCGAAGACCTCTGCATCAGGCTCATCAGGGTCATAAGATACTAACGGGTTAAAGATTTCCTCTACCTTAGGTAGAATCTTAGGAAGAGCAGAGACTGCTGCTATGTTAGCGAACGTACGGCCAGCGAATTTACCTGTACCTACTCGGTGAGATACAGTAACTAAGCATGACTTACCTAATAGCTTAGTGATGTCCCCTTTGAACTCATTCGTAGGATCTAACTGGTTAAATCGAGCAACTAAGTCCGACTTCTCGTGGTTAGAGAAGTTAATCTCTTCTGATACAATAAGAGGTTTAGTCTCCCCGTCGAACTCAGCTGTCTGGTCAGGCAGTTCATAAGTTAAACGAATCTTAACCTTATTAGGTTTCTTCTCTCCTTTCCATGAACCGCAGTCCTGTAAGCCTAGGCCGATTACCTCTATCACTACAGCACGGTGTGTGTCAGCCTCAGGGATAGGTGAGACTTTACCAGATGATTTAGGTGCGTTATTAATATTTAAAGCCATGTATTATTTTCCTTAGTGGGTTGCGTACCAGTTCATGCCTATCTCTGACTCACCTGCTTGAGGTACTGCCAGCTTAAGATAGTTACTTGATACTTCAATTGATTTCTCAGCGAGAGTAGCGAACGTCTCGGCTAAGTCTTCTCTTACGATTACTTGTTGTTCATCATGCACTACAGCTGCTACCCAGTAATGCACACCACGTTTCCAACCTTTCTCTTTTAGCTTCCTTTCAAGGAATACTAAAGCGTACTGCATCATGATAGCTTCATCGGACTGTAGTCCGTATACCAGTACAGTATGCTCTGAGTTAATAGTAACAGGTCGTCCATCAAGACCCTTGATTGTACCACCGTACAGCTCAGGTTTACCCCAAGGCCCTGTACGTACCTTAGCTGTGCTCCTCCATTCTTTAGTCATCTGTTCAATAAGCTCAGCCTGTGCAGGGGCTACCTCAGCTAACGCCTCTCGTACCTCAGCACCAACAGCTTGAGCCTGTTTAGCAGGAGCAAGTACCATGTCACCTAACTTCTTATCAGATGCACCGAACTTACAGCCTAGACCTATAGCCTTACCAGACGAACGTAGTATATCCGCTACACCTAGAGGACGTAGTCGCTCGTTAATAGCTACTGTATTCAAGGTATGCATATCAGTACCCTTGCTCTTGTCCCCTTCGAGTAACATCCTAGTTAACTCAGGGTTATTAGCACGGGCTGCTAGCATTCTATCCTGACAGGAGCTAGCATCAGTACCTACTATCCTGTACCCATCAGGTGCCTTGAATATCTTACGACACTGCTTACCATAGAAGCTGTCACCTCCCGGTATATTAACTATAACGGAGTGCTTAAGCCTACCAGTAGCAGCTATACCTGTAATGACCTGACCTACTGTACCATCAGGACGCACCCTCTTAAGAATGCCCTGTATTAAGGACAGTCTGTGTCTTACCTGAATGAACTTAGCAAGTAACCTACCTACCTTACCATCAACCCCTATGAAAGGGTCTGACTGACTTAGCTTAGGCGATGTTGGAATAATCTTACCGTTATTATCCTTAAGGTTACGCTTAGTCTTAGGGTCTTTCTTGTAGTTCCATTCCTCCGGTATCCACCCTGCATCAAGGAGGTACTTCTTAACCTCATCATCAGAGCCTAGGTTCATACGTCTGAACTGTACCCTAGTGAACGGCCCTGCTACGTAGCCTTCCTTAGCTGTCTTGTTCTCAAGGTGAGGGTCATGCCTAGCTACGATAGCTGAGTACTTACCTGACTTAAGGAACGGCTTACGTACCCAGTTAACCTCTCCGTCTTTCTTTCCTTCAAGGACTTCAAGCACCATAGGTAAGTAAGGATACGTAACGTCTTGTATCATACGCATCCAACGCTGTAACTGAAGCTCGTACTTCTGTGCAAGAGGTACATCAACAGGCCAGCCTCGTTGTTCTGAGTCAGCTAGTATCTGCATAAGCTCGAAGGTTACATTAAAGGATTCTTTAGGGAATCCTCTTTTCTCTCCCTCTGCCTTAAGAGTCTTGAAGAGCATCTCTTGTATCAGTACGTCACCCTCACAACGGTCAAGCATACCCTCGTCAAAGGTCTCCCAGTCGTTGTACTCAAGCTTACCATGCCCTAGCCTGTAACCCCAAGCCTCTATACTATGAGGCCCTGAGAGGTGAGCACGGAAGCCCTCAGGCAGTAACCCTTCCTTGACCATGTAAGCAACTTCAGTGCGCTTAACGCTATGGTCTATAACCATCTGCTTAGGACGTTGTATATCAGGGTAAAGCATCCTTGACATCCATACTGTATCAACTACCTGACCGTTGTACTCGAAGTCGTGAAGCTTCTTAAGTAAAGGGAAGTCATAATGTATACAGTTATGTCCTATAAGTACGTCAGCTTTCTCCATGAAGGCTAGCATACTCTGTATCTCATCAGGTCGGAATGACGTAACCTCTCCTGTCTGTGTATTCTTGAACGAGCCGCAGTGAACTACCGTAGCTACGTCAAGTAAACCGTTAGCTTCTAAGTCGAACACATATACATGCATTAGCTCTCCTTCTTAATTACTAAGAACTTTTGTTTCCTCTTAAGTAACACGTCGTCCTTGTACCTAGACCCCCTGAACTCTACATAAACAGGAGCGTTGTAAATAGCAGTCAGTCGTTTTGTTATATCCATTTTAAGTTTCTCTTCAGTACACTTAAGCCGTTTGTAAGAGGTTGTGCTGAACAGCTCGCACCAAGTTCCTTGGTACTCAGCAACAACCTTGTTATACATTACAAGCCTTTGGAATAGTATCTTTCTACTTCCCGTGGAATACTCGGTTATTAAATCGCAATTCATTAATCCTCCTCGAATATCTTACCTTCTAACGATGGTATGCCGATGACGTGGTTAAGGGGCAGTTCAGGGGCAACTCTTAGCTGGTCGTTTGTAAAACCGTACACCTCTGTCGGTGCGAAGCATCTGCCTAAGAACTCTCCTAATATATAAGACATCCTGCTATCCTTCTCTACTACTGCACAATCAGGGAGGTACACAGGGAATTTAGTTCCAACCTCGAACCCCCAAGACTGATTACTCTTAAGCTCAATCATTCCGTATCTCCTTAGATGTTAAGAACGTACGAAGTCTTGACTCATAAGCATCTACTGTAGGGAACTTAGAGACTTCGTTACGCATTCGTACTGGTAGCCCACGCTCTAACATAAGGGCTGTTAGTTCCTTACGTGAGCTGTTAGTACCGCCTGTATCTACCTCAGCCTTACAGACTACGTACTCTCGTAGAAGGTCAGGCATCTTATCAAGTATCTTAAAGACCTCAGCGTACCCTACGTTCAGAGGTTCAAGCTGCTCGTACTGTAGACTAAGAGAGCTGCTAGTGTCTTGGTCTGAGTCAGTGTAACCTAGGAACATCTCTTCGTAAGAGTTAAGGTACGTATTAATCTTAACCTTGGACTGTGTGTTACCTGACTTAGTCCCTGTGTTAACCCAGTTAAAGTACTCCATTACTGCTGTACGTAACTTAAGGTACATAAAGGTAGCAGGAGAACGACCGTTACCCATACGAGTGAACATCTCACGGTCAGCCCATACTTTCTCCATGCAGTCATGAAAGACATCAGGTCTATCATCAGCAGGTATACCCTTGTTGCCACAGAACCAGAGGACATCCTTCTCTAGTGTCTCGTACAAGGAGCTGAATACCTCAGGTGTTATTACGGTAGGGAACTTACTCTCTACTTCTGTCATTCTTGTTCTCCAAATATCCTACCCTTTAACGAGGGGATGCCTATTACTTGGTTAAGAGGTAGCTCTGGTACTATACGAGCGCTTCTTACACGGAAGGGGTAAGTATCTTCTCTCTCGAAGAACTCCCCAAGCGCCTCTCCTGCGACCTCAATAAAGACATCCCCCTCTGCTCGTAGAGCACAGTCTGGTAAGTATATAGGGAAGCTAACTCCTTCTTCATAGCCGTAGTCGTCCTCGTCTAGTAGTTCAATCATCGTGCTCTCCAAAGTTAGGCTGCATCTCTTCAAGGCAACCTGTAGTTGAATGGTACTGCATCTTAATACGACCTGACTCGCCGAAGTTACGGTCTTCTAGGAGCACTAAGTCACGGCAGTTACGTAGTTCATCAGGTAAGTCAGGGTCTTTGTTACCCTCTAGTCCCCACATCTGATGGCAAAACAATATGTTAGTATCCTTACGTCTTGTATTACTACAAGTATCGGACTATATCACGCTACTCTCGTAGCCCAACCGTTTCGGGATAACTCCTGTCGTCCCTACTCTACTCACTTCTCAGGTGTTAACCTTCTGCTTTCGATAGTCTCTGCACGTTCCTGTTAAGGCTTCGCTCAGGATTGCCCTCATTTCTGATAGGGTTTCCCTGAATTAGATTGGTTTTACATGCGCCTTTGACGCATCATAGCTCGTGAGCCACTGAACTGTTGACTCTGTACTGCACCACCACGTTCGTGAGGTAGCCCTGACTGAGGGGCGTTAAGGTGACAGAACAAGTAAGCTGTGAAGTCCAGCTCCTTAGCCATAGTAGCTATCTCTGAGGCTATACTGATAAGCTCTTCGTTAGCTACTGACATAGGCATACCTACTGTGAAACAGGTCAGTGGGTCAAGGAACACATCCTTTACACCGCATACCTCTACGTTAGTACGTATCTCTTTCTTAACGTCAGCCCACCGTATCTCCTGATAGGAGTCAAAGACTATAGCGTTACTGCCGATGATAGCTTTACCTTTATCGAAGTCCTCTTTCTCATAAGGAACCTTCGGGTCCCATAGCACCTTACGTGCAGCCTTACCAGCTAGACGCTTAAGGGTATTAGGTACTGACTCTTCTGGCTTGACTAGCATAACAGGTGTATCCTGAGTAGCTGCAAAGAACGCAGCCATCTGGTCAACTACTACACTCTTACCCATTTTTCGTTACATTCGACTAGGGTCGTTACTCCTAGCCCGTTCTCTTATGAACTGCTGCATGTCCCCATGCAGACTAGACTATATCATCACCTCATTTCTGAGGGCTACGCGCTTCCACTCACTTGAGTGTACTCCCTTACGGGATAGTCGTTGCACGTTCCTTAGATTAGAACCTTTACTTATGTGTAAGGTGTCTTACTGTTTTCCTACATAAAACTAATCTCAAGGCTTCGCTCAGGATTGTCTGTTCTAGAGTTCCCCTGAGTTCACGTAGTTCTTTAGACAACCTCACGGTTGAATGATGCTTAATTACAAACACCGGAGCCGAAGTAATACACCTCCCCTCGTCGTCGTCCTCGTGTCTTCTCTGTCATCGTAGGCCAAGGCCAGTCAAGCCCCCACTCTACCTTAGCCTCAGCTAAGTGCCATGCATCAGAAGAGCGGACGCACTTACCTGATACCATAGGCTTACCTTCGTACATCACAGCCTTAGCTAGCTCGTCGCCTCGCCCTGCCTTGACCATGTCGTTAGCGTCCTTGAGTTCAAAGGATGCTGCCTTGCAGTTCTCTAAGAGACCTGCTACCTTCCTTGCCCCTGCTGCACCTGCATCATCTTGGTCGAAGACCAGTACTACCTGCTT